TTAACTCCGTGGTTAATGGGTGAGTGGTATTTTCAGTTGTGCCGGAGATGTCAGGCTATTTGTCCCGGTTGGCTAAGGGATGACACAATTTATTCTTTGTCGCTGATGAGGGGAATTTCTTATAGAGCGTGGACAGGCCAATATCAAAAATCAGCGCCACGCGTTGACGAGATTCCCCCGCAGCCAGCAACCGTCCGACCTGCTCCCACTCACTCGCGGTGAGTTTCGGACGTCTGCCACCAATACGACCTTTGGCTCTGGCCGCTTCCAGTCCGGCGCGTGTCCGCTCGACAATGAGTTCTCGCTCCATTTCAGCCAGGGCACCCATCACATGAAAGAAAAAACGCCCCATCGGCGTGCTGGTATCAATAGCATCCGTCAGACTGCGAAAATTAACGCCGCGTTCGCGCAGTTCCTCAACCAGAATGACCAGATGCCGCATACTACGCCCCAGCCTGTCCAGCTTCCAGACTACCAGAGTGTCACCTGCTGATAATGTTCTGAGCAGTTTTTTCAGTCCCGGTCTGTCGGACTTCGTGCCGCTGATTTTATCCTCAAAAATCCGCTCGCATCCTGCGCACTCCAGCGCGTTACGCTGCAATTCCGTGTTCTGGTCATTTGTTGACACGCGTACATAGCCAATAAGCATGAGCATCCCCCTGAATAAAAACCGGAGATGATGCCAGTTGCCCGTTATCTCTGCATTTTCATAAACGTTGGTTTGGGAGAAGGTTCTGCATTACCTGTTGGGGTGCCTGTTCCGTGGCCTTCAGCCACTCCGCCAACAGGCTGGCTGAAATGCAACGGTGCGCCTTTTTCTGCCGAAGAGTATCCGGAACTGGCAAAAGTTTACCCGACAAATAAATTGCCTGATTTACGCGGTGAGTTTATTCGTGGCTGGGATGACGGAAGAGGAATAGATACTAGCCGTAGCTTGCTTTCATCACAGGGCGATGCCATTCGAAATATAATTGGTGCATTAGTGGATGTCAGGTTTAATACCTATCCTTCTGATTCTGGCGCTTTTACAACCAGCGTCATCGGAGCTGCTTCATCTGATTCAATTAACGGTGGTTATGCAAAGCGAGTAACATTCGATGCTTCCAGAGTTGTTCCAACTGCAAACGAAAACCGACCTCGTAACATTGCCTTTAATTATATCGTGAGGGCTGCCTGATGAATAAAGCCGTATTAAATAACGAACTCATTGCCATAAAAGCGGGAGACATAACCGTTTATAATTATGATGGTGAAACGCGGGAATATATTTCCACATCAACTGAATATCTTGCGGTTGGCGTCGGTATCCCGGCATGTTCTTGTTTAGATGCACCAGTTACACATAAAGCTGGTTATGCAATCTGCCGTTCTGCAGATTTTAACTCATGGGAATATGTGCCAGACCATCGCGGTGAAATCATCTATAGCACCGAAACAGGAGAATCGAAAGAAATCACAGCTCCGGGTGATTACCCTGAAAATACAACCACTATCGCCCCGTTAACGCCATATGATAAATGGGATGGTGAGAAATGGGTGACGGATACTGAGGCACAGCATAGTGCCGCAGTAGACGCGGCAGAAGCACAGCGCCAGTCACTGATTGATGCAGCAATGGCTTCCATTAGTCTGATTCAGCTGAAATTACAGGCCGGACGGAAGTTGACGCTGGCAGAAACAACCCGACTTAACGCCGTGCTGGATTACATTGACGCGGTGGTGGCAACAGATACCAGCACCGCGCCGGATGTCATCTGGCCTGAACTACCGGAGGCGTAGGCCATTCAATATCTGGAGCACTGGAAATATCGACCATTTCCAGTGCATCCAGATAATCCAGCCACAAATTATATTGTGCCAGTTCCTCACCTTTCAGACGACCAATCGCCGCTTTACCAGGCCATTGCTTACTGTTTATGTATTCGTTGACCCGATCAATCAATTGCTGCTTTTCCAGTTCGGCTGCGGCAATTTGTTCCTCATGAGTTGGCGGTGGAATATCAGCCCAGGCTGGCATTCCATTCACGCTGGAGAGAATTTTCCCCTGCGGCCATACACCACCGTATTCCGCTCTTACGGTATCGCTGATTGCAACGGCATCTGATAAATCCCAGCCAGCATCGATATATTCCTGTATTAGGGACTCGGGAAAAAATGACAGGTTTGCGGGAGACCATAAAAATTCCATAATTAACGCCCTATTGAATACACCATTACTTCCAGTTGGCTGGATGTATATGTACTGGTTGCAAGAAATGAAGAAAGATTGTTATTAGATGCACTGACAAACGGACTCGCCGCCACGTTAATGGTGCGGCTTTCAACGTTGGCCCATGACCCAATAACCGTTAATGTGAACGGGATTAAATAGTTTGCTGATACTGTAGCCCCTTTAGTACCAGATGCTGCAGGAATAGAGACTTTCTTCCATTGCAGCATCCATTTCTGAGGAAACCGTACATATCCTTCATTCAGTTCATTCCTGAATTCAAAACTACCCATATCCGGGATCTGATTCCCCCCTGTGCCCACATCCCGTTTTGCCGCCTCTCCCAAACCAAGGTATGCGAGAAGACCAGCTACATCCTTTCCACTCAAATGAGTCAGCGTCTCATCCAGTGGCTGCTTACCTGACAGCGCATTGTTAATGGTGGCGCTGAATTTCGGGTCATTGTTGATAGCTGCGGCAATTTCTTTCAGTGTGTCCAGCGTGTCAGGGGCACCGTTAATCAGAGCGGTAATAGCGGCCTGTACAAACGCAGTGGTCGCAATCCGCGTGGTGTTATTTCCTGCGGCAGGCGTCGGCGCTTTTGGTTCTCCGGTAAATGTCGGATTATGTTTCTGTGCATACTGGGTATGAGGGTCCTGTGCGGCAATGTGGTTTCTCATCTGGTCATCCACATACAGCCTTAATTCCAGGACTTCATCATCCACGTATTTACGGGTCGCCAGTACCACCGACGGGTCGATTTTCAGCGTAATAGCTTCGGTATTCGTGACAACCAGAATCATGCGGATAGTCTGGGTACGACCGCTGCCTTCCTGCAACTGCGGTTTGTACGTTTCCGGGCAGTTCGCCACCGCAATGAGTACGCCTTCATCATCATAAAGCCCAATCTCACGGATCCAGAATCCGCCCTCGTTCTCAGGGATGATTTGCTCCGCAATAATCTGGCTCTGGTTGTTCGGGTCAACACTCAGAAGATTCAGCGGCGCGATACGTTTCTGGTTAATCAGTTTTGTCTGTGCCGGGTCTGGTGTCGGCAAGACACCATTCGCATCACCAACGGCCATTTGCGTCAGATTCAGCTTACTGCCGAGCATCGTCGCGTTAGCCAGCCGTGCTGCGCCCTGATTAGTCAGAATGGCGTAGTATTTCACTGTCATGCGTTTACTCTCAGGTTATCAATTAAATGAATGGCCGAGGCCGGGAAATAATCCCCTCCGACAATAATGGCCTCCGGGGTGTAGGGATAAACCGTCAGGGCGTCGCCGTGATAGCATCCCGCACCGGCAAAAATGTTGCCGGTTGTACTTAAACTGATAGCCAGTCCCGTCAGATGGCGGCTTGCAGGTTTTGCATCAGCAACGAGACGCTCCAGCTCCTGATACATTTCCTCGGTAATACCCTGCTCAAGCACGCCAACAACGATGCGGAACGTCCCCGGCTCCTCGTTGAGCTGCCACCACTCCCTCACCTCAATCAGATAGCCGAGCGGCTCCACCACACGGCGAATCGCACCAATAGTGCCCTTATGGCAGTGAATGAAATACGCATCGCGGATAACAGCGCGTTTTGTCGCTTCCGGCCACTTATCATCCCAGCGGTCAACCGAAAATGACCACGCCAGCCACGGCAGCAGATTTGCCGGGCAGGTGTCCGGGTTCCACAGCTCACGAATACTGACCGGCGTTTTTTCAATTTCCGCACAGGCTTTTGCGGCGGCGACTTCAAGCGGTGATGAGCCAGTCGGCAGCAGTCGCGAATCACTCATCCGAGCCTCCGGTCACGACGCTGTATTCGGTGCAGAAAGACGCCTGCGTACTGTTGAGCACAATGTCGGCCAGTGGTGCGGCCAGCTCGACACGCTGCACGCCTTCCACATGCAAAGCGGCATAAATGGCAGACAGACGGATGTCACGCCCCAGCCGGTGCTGTGCCGTGATGTACGCTTCCAGTTTTTTCACGGCGGCGGCGCGGATGGGTTCGCTTTCGGGACCAGGGTAAAGGTAAAGCGTGGCGTTTATCTGGTATTCAACAATGGCGGCAGACTGCACGGTCACGCGGTCGGCCACCGGCCTGACGTCCTCGCCATTAAGGGCGTTACGCACCACCGCCAGCAGGTCTTCGGATGCCACACCGTTATTTTCACGTGACAGCACGGAGATGGTGACGCAGGCCGGAGACGGACTGGTGACAGAGATATCTGCGACACGCCCGTCGGCACTGCGACCATGATACTGATAGGCACCCACCGACCCGGCGACGCTTAAGCCCTCAAACGCCTGCTGAATACGCAGACGATAATCGGTGTCAGATTCCATCACTGCCGGTGTCGGCGGGAGGGTCGAATCATCTGCCGGGGTGATAATCAGGCGCGTGGTGTTGTAATTGGCACCAATCACATCAAGGTCATTACCGGCGGCACAGGCCAGCATTACCGCCCGTGCGGCCTCATTCA